ATGTTCCATAGGAACCTTTCACATAAATCATAATAAAAAAAAGAACAATTATTCTTTGGAGAATTTACTACCTTGTTCTGTAGTAATCCAGTATTGCAATGTTACATTTTTGTTTTTGAAATGTGAGATGCCTTTTGATGAAATGGATACATCATATGTTCCAGGCAAAATCTTGCTAACATTTTCTGTTTTGAAAATCATACGATACTTACTACCATTACCAACAGTATCAAGTTTCAATGCATCAGTATGAGCAGAATCATTTTGTGTGTCTAATGTCACAATGTTTACTTCTGTACCATCAGATTCAATAGCAATTTGTGGTGAAGACAACACAGATGCCGCACGGAGAATCCAATCAAAATCTTCTGACGTTAGGTTGAAAGTAATTTCAGCCTCAGGCATTGTCAGTTCTTTTTCTGGTGGCGTGTTAATCATTGTAGGGTCACAGAAGCGGTACTTAATCTTAGAACGGCCTTTGTTGCCAACGATTACAACATGTTTTTCATCAAACTCAAATGATGGGTCATCTTTGTGTAAAGAAACAACCGACAAAAAGTTGTTTAGGTCATAAACACCAAAATCTGTAGGCACTTCTTCATTGATTGTCACTTGTGCAAGAATGTTCTTGTGTGACGATACGGTCTTTAGGGTTTTACCAGTTTTAAAGAACAGACCTTGGTTAATAGTACCAAAATTCTTTAAGACGGAAAGGGTTTCACTCGATAGTTTCATAATATACTCCAAAAAAATTAATCATTCACAGAATGGATTGTATCATGTTCATATAGAAACATGAGGCAACACATAGCATGAGCAAGGTGATGTTTGCCAGATTCAACATCTTCAATTTCACCCGTTTTCCAAGCCCATAAATGCCTCTGTAGGGCATCAAAATACCTGCGTTTTGAATCAGGTACTTTTTTCCAATTATCACGCTCATACTTTTGGGCACCAAATGTAAGAACGTCAACAGTAGCTTCTAATGCCTTCGGCGGTAACAAGCCGTATTCTAGCTTGTTACCATCGAATTTGCGACCACCAGTAGTGGCGGTTTGAGAAGCTTTTACTACATCCGTATCTTCTTCATCAAACCTTGGCGTCATAGTTTTCCTGTGTACTGTGCAACAGCAGGCATATTACCAGTAAAGGCATATGTACCAATGTGTTGTGTTCTCATCCATGGACACAAGAAGATTTTACCACCCATCTTGCGCCACATTTGGCAGAACATATAGTCTTCACTTAGATAACGTTCAGAACCACCGCCTGTAATACTATCTTTGGTATCAATTACTGTATCAAAGAAAGCATGGATGTATCGTGAGCCATCAAAGTTTGCTTGGCCAACATGGTCTGGTTTGTATTTGATAGTTGGATATTGTTTTTCCATTTTCTCAAACACTTCACTCTTAACCAACATGAAACCTGTACCAATTTCCATAACTTCAAGTGGTTCTGTTACAGTAAATTGTGATGTGCCTTTAACAACGTTGAAGACATATTCGCCAACAAGGTTCTCAAGCTCTCTAGGTTCCAAACCTGGATGTGTACGTGCCGCAGAAGCGATATTACCCCAGTTGATAGATTTCTTAGGATAAGGACCACCAATAACATCCTTATCAAGTGCTAGAAGTGCTAACACATCTTGCGGACTGTAATGAATATCAGAATCGATAAACAATAAGTGTGTAAAACCAGAGCGCAAGAATTCGTCAACCAAATAATTTCTAGCTCGAGTGATTAGCGATTCATTAAACAGGAATGAAAACTTAGTTTCAACTCCGTATTTCGCCATTGTAGTTTGTAAGTCTAAGCAAGACTTAACATAAAGGCCGTGTGACATGCCACCATACATTGGTGTAGCAATAAACAACTTTGCCTTTTTTAGTTCTTCAAGTTTAACTTCAATTTCCATAATGTATCCATAAAATAAAAAAGAGGAGGGATACTATTATATATCCCTCCTCTGAGTGTTATTCTATAAAGAATTAGGCAAAAGCACGTGTTCCTTGTGAACGAATTGCGGCGATGCCAGCAGCAACTACACGTTTAGTTGGTGTGCCCAAACGATAGAACGAAACCTTGTCACCAGATGGTGTAACACGGCTGTTCAAGTAGATTGCATAGCCTTCGTTACGCAATTCATTGATGGTTGCGGAAGGATTTGCAACACCGAAAACAGATTGCATCTTGGTAGGTGTCAATGTGTTGTAAGAACCAGTCTTGGAAAGATAGGCGAGGACTTTAGATTTAGCGGACATAGTAGTCTCCATAATAAAAACGAATCTCAATTGAGGGGAAGTATTTGAGAGGAGATTCATTCTCTCAAAATATGATATATTATAACACGTTTAAGTGAGTGTGTCAACACTTTTTACGGCAAAGAATAATCTCTGCCGCATTTATTAGAATGGAATTTCTTCCGATTGTTGTGTGGTTTCAGGCACAATAACAGGTGGCGCATCAGGATTAATACCTGCATCAATCTTGGTATACAAATCAACAAAACTTGCCTTTGTGTCATCATCAAAACGGTTTAAGCACAAGCCAATAGATTTCATTTTATCACCATGAATACCAAATGTATTCACAATGTGTACCAAACGGCGAGTGGAAATCACTTCATCACAACCACCATCCAAGAATGTTTTACGAATGGTATCTGCCCACATTACCAGTTTGTCGGCAAAGTCTTCATCATCACGACCAACAGAAACCAATTCTTTCTTAATGATTTTCTTTTCAATATTAGTTGGTGGCCATTGTTGTTCGTATGTATTGGGGAAACGCTCAAGGAACGCTTCGTTCAAAACATTGGTGAACATGTAACGACCATCATCTGAACCTTTACCTTTAGTATTTGCAGTAGCAAACACGGTGAAACCTTCAGCAGGTGTAATCAATTCACCTTTCTTTTTCAACATGAAAGGTTTGCCTTCAAGTACACGTTGCAAAGAGGAAAGGTTCTGAGCACCATAATCGATTTCATCAATACATAACACAGCGCCTTGACGAGCCGCTGTTGTTACAGGACCATCACGCCATTCCATATTACCATCAATCAACACATAGTTACCAAGCAAATCACCTTCATCAGTTTCAGGTGTCATTGATACGCAAATGAATTTACGGCGAGCCTTTGCACAGGCCTGTTCAATAGACATTGTTTTACCATTACCTGAATGACCAGTAATGAATACTGGAAAGAATCGATTTGATTTCACGATTGAAACAATATCGTCAAAGTCACCGAATGGGACATAATTGCGATATGGTGTTGGAATTAAGTTTGTAGTATCAAGGTCAGTAACTACATTAACAATTCTATGATTTGATTGTTCAACTGGTTTTTTCATAGGCACAACATTGGCTTGCATTGATATTAATGCGGGATTAGGTACAAGGTATTTACCACGACCAACACGGTTCGATTCTTCTTTGGTAAACCATTGAGCACCAGAAATGCCAAGAGTTGCACAAATGGATTTGATTTCTGCTTTAGTCACTTCGGCTTTGCCAAGTGCTTGCAGAGTGGACATAAACTTTTCACGGATTTCAGTACGAGCTGTCATAATAAATCTTTCATAATATAGGGTATATTATAACACAACAGGAGGTATTGTCAACCACCCTGTTGTATTAATACAACACTCAGGCAGCAATGCCTTGAATGAACTTGGAGACTAACACTCGGTTAATCTGTTTGCCTTTATTGAACTTCATAAAAGCATTCTTGAGCTTAGATGCTGTAAGTTTACCATCAACCTCAATTTCACCATCATTGGTCATTAAATCATTTCCACCAGAAATTAGGAAGAACGAATCATAACCAGGATTGAATGAATGTAAAAACTTCTGAGTATCCAATTTACGCTTCAGTTGTTTAATCAACTCAGCATCTATGTTAGCATCAGAACGCTTAGTGTATAGAGGTAATCTATTTTCATTATGGTAGTAATGTCTAATGATGCCCTTTGAACGATGAGGAGGAACAATAAAGAAACCAAAAATCTTAGAGTTGGTTGTAGCGGTAAACCACTCAGCAACCGAAACAAACATTTCATTGCTTAAGTTGTTAGACTTAACTAGCTTCTGGTATTTTAATTTGTTATCTTGAAGGATAACATTCTCATACAATGGATGAAACCAATTGTAACCACCTTCATCATTTGCCACACAATTAGTGGAGTCAGCATCACCGTCATGGATAATTACCAAGTTTGTAATATCCAAATTGTTGCTACGTTTAAAGTTTTTCATAATTGCTTGTGTTGCAACCAAAGCTTCTGTCAAAGGAGTATTTGAAAGTCTTTCAGAATGTGGTCTTTGCACAACACGAGCATAACGACCGCCTTCATAGGACTTTTTCAACAATACCATGTTACGCAAGGCCTTGGTAAATTCAGCATTTGTCATTTTAGAATTTAAATATTCACGCAATGAAATAGCTTCAAATTTTAATTCACCAGATTGGTACATAAAACATTGACGAACTTCCATAGGATTTCCAAGAACGCTAAGTGGTACAGCAGTAGTCTTGGGATTATCAATTGACCATGTGGAAGAATCATTACTGAATGCATAAACATGGAATGGAATGTTTACTTTACGGCAGAACATGGAAAGAACCAAGATTTGTTCAATAGAACCTGCCATGTTATCTGACATAGAACCAGAATAATCAAGCAACAGAATCAAACCATGTGATTTGCCTTTTGGCACTTGCATGATTTTACGGAAGATATTGTCATCAAAACGGTATGAAGCCAGTTTGTTAACATCAACATCACCAGTATCCGATTGCTTTGCCTTACTGAATGATTTGGCAGCCTTACGCATTTCAAACTCTTTGGCAAGCAATGCAATGTAACGTTCATTTCTATTACGAAATTCTTGTACAAAACCATTGATTCTTTCATCTGTTATATAACCATCTTTAACCTGATTTGCAAAATCTAATGTCAACAACTCTTGAACCCGTTTTGCAGGTGTGATAATTTTAGACAAAATAGGTGTAGGCATATTAGCGTACACATAAGGCTTGCATTTTTCATCAAGCAATGTCACTTCGTTTTTGCGGTAGTTATCGTCAGTTACACATTCTGGATCAAAATCTTCTGAATCGAAATTGGACATTTGCGAATCTTTATCACGATTCACATTGTTGCCGTCATCATCAGAATCGGAATCATCACCTTCACCATCAGAGTTACCATCGGTTTCTTCATCGGTAGTTTCATCTGAGGTTTCATCCGAATCTTCACTATCGCCAGATTCA